AAAAGTAGGCAGAGATGAAGCTCCCTTAACTGCTTTTGAGATTAGAAATTTTGTATCTAAGGAATGGGGAGATAAATTGCTGTCTATTCTGGAATGGAAATCATGATAAACGGTTTCGGTGACGGTTTCGGTTCCGGTTCCGGTATCGGTATCGGTTTCGGTTTCGGTTCCGGTGCCGGTTTCGGTGCCGGTTACGGTTCAGGTTCCGGTTACGGTTTCGGTGCCGGTTACGGTGACGGTTCCGGTACCGGTGACGGTTCCGGTGACGGTTTCGGTTCCGGTTGGGAAGAGGTGACATCGTGAATCTAACATTAATGCGAGATAGAAAAGACGAAACAGGAATTTACGGGACTATCCCGCAGCTGTCTTTGCAAACGCTTGAGCACGCATACGAGATAGGCTGTGATCCAGAACCGCCAGTATGGTCGGCAAAGATCACCGATGGGGCGTGGAAGTGCGTTCGCGGCGAGCATATTCTGCATAGCGGATTACGCTTTAATACTTTTGAAGTAATTGGGATACCGAATCACACCGGTCTGCTTTTTCATTGCGGAAATATAGAGAATAATTCTACCGGCTGCGTGCTCCTGGGCATGACGAGGGTAGGAAATACATTACAAAGTAGCCGAGTCGCGTTTGCGAAATTCATGTCTGCGCAAGATGGCTGCGACGAGTTTGAGTTGACTGTGAGAGATTTATAACGAAACAACAACGTGAATGGTGGAAAAACGGCTATATGGCGTAAACCATGGCCGACGAACCAGAAAAAATGACAAGTAAAAGTAAGAAATGTACAACCTGCGTGGATAATAAAATGGGCTATGCAGAGTTTTTTGACTACGCGGAAAAACAAAATGCAAAAGGCATATATCAAAAACAATGCCCAGAATGCGGGCTGTGGAAATTTCCAGAAGATTTTTTAAAGAAAAAGAAGGAGAAAGAGAAAAAGAGGGCGCAAAGTTCGGCCAGAGGCTAGAGCGAAGTAGAGTAGCTGAGTTGGTAGAGGCTTTGCGAATAGTATTAAATCAACCATTTAACGGAAGCTGGGATGCTCAGGCTGTGTTCGTTAGAGAGGCACTCGCAAAATACGAAGGCGAGAAGGAGTCGGGGAAATGACCAAGCTCACAGAAGACGATTTCCCACTAGATCCGATTATAAAACAAGCTATAGAGACTATGGAAAATGCTGCATGTTGGAATAGAGGAAATGAATACTGGTTTTGTATGTGTGGCAGATGTCGAACGCTCATGGCGCTGAAAGAGATTTATGTTGCGTAAACTCACAGAAGACGACTGCACGCAAATTAGAGCGCTCTACAAGCGCACTGCTTACAACAAAAGCAACATGCGGGAGTTAGTGGAAAAGTTTGGGTGCTCTAAGTCGCAGCTTTGCCATATCTTACAATTCCGCAGGAGTCGCGTGGGCGATACTTTGAAAAAAGCGGCTTGGAGAAAAAGGAAGAAAAATGTCGCTAAAGCTTAAAGCCGCATTCCCAAAAATAGTCTACATTTCCATGACAGCTCCTTACGTCTACTCAGGCAACGAATCTAAGCCAGTAGCGCACCTCACTCCTATCGCTAAGCCGAACTCTAACCACAAGCCGCCTATGCCGCGTGAACCCTATATAAGATTCGACGAACATATGGAAATCATGAACAAGATGCTGAAAGCTCAAAAATGATTGAAAGAATACTATGGGTATTTCTAGCCTCTCTCTGCTTTCTATTGGGACAAGCTAGAATGGAAGGGATTTACCTCCAACACGGCAAATGCTCCAGCAATCGGCTCCAACCTCTTTCCGCTTTAGAGAGGTCTTTTTTTTACAAAGTCCTTGTCTTACCAAAGAGGCCACATTAATGTGGTGGCTGATCCTGTGTTAACATTGCATTTTACCCTGCCTGTTTGTCACATCCAGGCAGGGTTTTAACTATGAAAAAAACAATACGAAAACGTGTAAGAATTAAAAATAAAAACACCACAGTCACGTTCAGAATATCTACTGATACTAGAAAATGGCTAGAAGCCTACGCCGATAAGCACACAAGCGGCAATCTATCTAAAACTTTTGACAAAATAATCAGTTATCTCCAGGGGGAATAATGGAACCAGTCAAAGCACAAACTACAGCAGAAAAACTGCAAGATGTAAATGAAGAGCTAAACCGCACACTGTGGGAAGCTGGAAAATTGCACTACAACATCAAAGTAAGCGAACAAGGCATCATAGACTTGCACCTTAAAGCCAAGAATCTTATCCTAGACACCAACAAGCTCGACGCTCAATTGCGTGTAGAGCAAGCTCAAGCCGCTAAGGAAAAAGCCGATGCTAAAGTGGATGCTTAAAAAAGAACTTACGGAAAAGAAGCCTCTTCCTATCGGAAGAATGGAGTTTGAAGAATGGTCCGACAGGATCATCGCAGGCGCTATGCTTCCCGCTGACGCTGAATCCCAAAAATTTGCTCTAGCAAATGATCTTATGCATTGCTCACCGAACACAGCATTTGAAGCGGATATTTATTTTATCCACCGCCTGCGTAAATATGCCGTAAATCAGGTGGCCGATGCCATAAGAACCGAAATAAGAAACGCTCGCAAGGCGCAACAAGAACCCGTAGACGTTACTACATCTCCTCCAAAGGCAGATGCAGAAATTCTACAGGGCCAAGTCGTTTCATGAGCTAAAAGCTCACTGGGATAACGTTCTAAAAGAAGACGGTTTCAAAGACATCGAGAAGGAAATAGCAGGGACTACCGTGCTCAAAACCTGCTCCATGTCTGTATTCTATCGCCGAGGCGAGAAAAATATCGAAATCACTGAGCTGGTCAAAGAAAATAGAACTATCTATTACCAGATCCTTACCGAATCTATAGCCAAAGAACAACACTTTGACGATGAGTCTGATCGCTTAATCATGGAAAGAACCGCAGAAGGTTTTAAGATTAGCGATATTTCCCTTGAACTTAAGTCACTGGGTAGGACAAAATTCAACCGTGACACTATACGCTACATCCGAAGAAGGTATGAGCATAGATGGAAGATAAGACAGTGGAGCCAAATGGACATGGTTTCCAGGAAGAAAAAGCTTCCTATTCCATAATCTCATTTCCCAGCCAATACATCCCAAAACAATACCGTAACCTCGTGCTCTCGAAATGGCTCAGATCCCTAAAATACGGTAACGAGTATTTTAAACTCATAGATCCAGATCCCTACTACAAAGTATACCAAGTTTACATCGACGCTCTACTAGCACGCTCTAGCGGCATCATAAGGCTAGCCGTGCTCTCCGAAGACCACGATGTAGTCTTGGGCTTTTCCCTAATAGAAGTTTGTACCCTGCACTACGTACACGTTAACCACGAGTTTAGAAACAAAGGCATTGGCACTTCTCTGGTGCCAGGCGAGATAGACATAATCACACACGTAACAAAACCAGGATTGAGCATCTGGAATAAAAAACTTCCTAATGCTAAATTTAACCCGTTCTACTGAAGGAACACTATGAAAATTGACCTAACATTCGCTGAACTACATCATCCACTTTTTCTTGGAGGCACGAATTGGCAGCTAAAACTCCAAGAAAAAACAGCTAAAGGGCATCTTACCTTAGTCTATGATAGATCCGAGAAAGAGCTGTTAGTGAAGTTTAACGAGCACATAGCGATTATCCCAACTACCAACGTAGCTTGCATGCATCCAAAACTCGACTCCATCAAACCGATCGAGGAAAAGAAACACAACACTCAGCCTAATCCAAAGATTACCGCGCAAGTTGGCAGTCCTATGGATCATGTATTCGCTGGGCCTGGCAAAGGGAAAGCATGAACAAAGTAGGCCAATGCACAGTTAAAGAGGACTATGTCCCGACCTCCGACGATATCTTTTATCGCGAACACATGGTCAAAGAGCTTAAGAAATTGAATCGGGAACCACGGAAGGCTCCTTCTCACTTCAACGGCAAGCTCATCGCCGATTTATCGCCTTCGGAACGGGAAGACTTCATCTTCAGTCTTCAGCCAAAATCGACTCAAGACGCCATGATTGCCCAACGCACCAGAAAACCCGAAGATGATCTAGAGTACGTCCTACGACCTATGAATCCAGACTATTTGGCAGTTAAGGACGCCAAAAACCTAGACGAGCTAACTGCTGCGCGTAATCTATCTCCTCAAGAATATGCTGTTTACAATAAGATGCGTCAGAGCCAAAAGAACACACTGGGTGACTCTAAAGCTCCGGGGATTAGCTCTGAGAGCAGAGAACGCGCCATTCATGCCTTTACCTACACCAAGCCTTATGAACCTAACCTGAAGGAACTGAGCAAGCTCAAGAAGCTAACCGCGATAGCTAACTCAACATTACCGGAACCAGGTAAACGAGAAGAGCCTCCAGGCCGTAACTTCTTCCAACGCAGAATTGATGACATATCAGACCTACTCTATCGATTTAGTATCTGGTGGGAAGATCGAAATGACCGAGATTAGGTTTCTTTTAGATCTTGTGCTCTCCCATAAATTGCCTCCAGCAGCTAAGAAAGCCTGCCTAGAGCGCATAGGAGAAGTGGAAGCAAACTTGGGCCAAAAGCCTGCGTATGTACAAAATATAACTCCTCCTCTGGCACAAGCTCCCAGCACCTTGGCCGCTATGCAGCGACATGGTATGCTACCCGTAGAACCAGCTCCTCCAACAGCAGCTCCCATTCTCCCACCTGCTACCGCACGAATAGTCGGTGGAGAAGTAAACACAGGCAATGGCACACGGGGGCCTAGGAAGTTTTGATGAAAATACTCTGTGAATATAAGAAGCTGATTCCAGTCAAGGATCTTAAACCTCATCCAAAGAACCGGAATAAGCATCCTTCGGAGCAGATAGATCGACTGGCGAAGGTAATCGAATATCAAGGATTCAGACATCCGATAATTATAAGCAATCTATCTGGTTTCATTGTCGCAGGGCATGGCCGACTAGAAGCAGCTAAGAAGCTCAAGCTTAAAGAAGTGCCAGTAGATTACCAAGACTTTGAAACAGAGGAACAGGAGTATGCATTTCTCACTAGCGATAATGCGATAGCGCTATGGGCAGAGCTAGACTTCAGCGGTATCAATGCAGACTTAGGCAATCTAGGGCCGCACTTTGATCTTGATCTGTTGGGCATAAAGAATTTTACCATAGATGTTTCGGAACAAGTTCTAGACGAGATGGAAGAAAATGAAGATGCAGAAAAGAAATACATAATCGAAGTGCAATTTCCTAACGATATGGAAATGAATGATATCAAAGACGACTTACTTAGTCGCGGCTACATTGTACGGGTGAAATAATGGCAGAATATGGAATTCCCTACATGGGATCTAAGTCATCCATCTGCAATGATCTGATAAAGATATTTCCTAACGCAGAAAACTTTTACGACTTATTTGGAGGCGGGTTTTCCATAACTCACGCGATGCTGGTTCGCAGAAAAAACCATTACAGGCATTTTCACTTCAATGAATTACGGACAGGAATTTGCGAGCTAATTAAGAAAGCAATCAGTGGTGAATTTAACTACAATGTTTTCAAACCTCCTTTTATTTCCAGAGATGAGTTTTTTGCCAAAGTTGAAAAAGATGCTTATGTAAAATGCCTGTGGTCTTTTGGAAATAACGGCGAGAATTACTTATTTTCTAAAGAAATTGAACCTTATAAAAAATCAATGCATAACGCGATTGTCTTTAACAAATTCGATTCCTTAGCGGAAGCAGTCTTAGGAATGACTGCATTTAAGGACGGGTATTCGATTAAAGACAAAAGGCTGTTTTTACGAAATAAGATCGAACGCTTTAGGGTTACAAAAATTCCAGAGTTTTTATATCCATATTTGAATGAAAAGCAATCAGCACAATTGGAAGAAACGGATAATCTGGAGCAGTTGCAGCAGTTGCAGCAGTTGCAGCAGTTGGAGCAGTTGCAGCGGTTGCAGCAGTTGGAGCGGTTGCAGCAGTTGGAGTTTTATAACACTTCTTACGATGCCGTTCCACTGAAGGAAAACTCAATTATATACTGCGATCCTCCGTATGCCGGGACTGCCGATTATCAAAATTCATTCAACACAAAACAATTTCTAGACTGGGCCAATGAGCAAAAACAGCCAGTATTTATCAGCGAATACAATATTCCCGACAAAAGATTTCGCTTGGTTTTTAAAATTGGCAAAAGGTCGATGTTGAGCGCTGTAAAAAATAATCTCATAAAAGAAGAAAAGTTATACGTTAACAAAGCAGGATACTCCGCTTTGATAAACAGAAAGGCTGAGCTTTTAAAGCCAGTATAAGCAAATATGGCTGGACGCGGCAGAGGGAAACCAATCCAAAAAGGTCAGGTGCTAAATCCTCGTGGAGCTAACGCTCATTCCAAAGATACCAAGATCATGCGTCAAGTTACCGCAGCAACTTATAAAGAGGTTGCCGATTTGATCCTTGAAGGCAATGTGGAAGGACTAAAGTCCATAGTTTCTAATCCTGCCTCAAGCGTAATGCGCATATGGATCGCCAAGGCAGCTGCTACGGCAATTCAAAAGGGTGACTTAGGGCCACTAGAGCAGATTCTTAATCGCGCCATTGGTAAGCCTAAGGAGAACGTTGAGCACTCAGGCGGTATGTCCATTGAGATGTGCTTAAAGCGCTATGAAGATAAGCCTTGAGACTTGGCTGCAGCCAAAGCAAAGAGATTTTGAAGCAGCCGTCCAGAAATATCCTATCACTGGCTTTGGTGGCGCTAAAGGCGGAGGTAAATCCTATTCTCTGCGCAACATTCTATTGGCTAGAAGATTCTCATATCCTAATTCTACTGGAGCTATCTTTCGTAAAAGCTTCCCAGAGTTAGAAGCAAATCACATTCGCCCACTATTCGCAGAACACCCAGCGTTGAGAGAGTATTGGAATGAATCCAAGAAACTGTTATCTCTACCCAATGGCTCCACTCTTCAATTCTCTCATTGCACGAATGAGCAAGATGTTTACCTCTACCAAGGCCGGGAACTCAATGACCTGGGTATTGACGAAGCAGGCCAATGGACAGAAGCAATGTTTCGTACACTACTCGGCTCTAATAGATCCAGTATCAGCGGAATACCTGCACGCTGTGCTCTTACCTTCAATCCAGGCGGCTTGGGACATGGATGGATTAAAAGACTTTTCATTGATAAACGTTACAATGAACGGGAAAGACCTGGTGACTATCACTTTATCCAAGCGCTCATTGCCGATAACAAAGCCTTAACTGACAATGATCCTGATTACGTTCACAGGCTAAACACAGAAACAAGTGAAGCGCTCAGAAAGGCTTATCTCTATGGAGACTGGGACATACTGGCAGGCCAGTTTTATAATGAACTCAGCAGAGATATCCATTTCATTGATCCCTTCCCCTTACCCGTGCATTGGCAAAGATTCGGAGCCTATGACTTTGGTTACAATCACCCAGCAGCCGTTGGATGGTTCGCCAATGACGAGGATGGAAATACTTACCTCTACCGCGAATATATCCAAGCAGGTAAACGAGTCGATCAACTGGCAGAAATCATTAATCAGCATCCTGACTCAAAGGACATTACATTCACCGCTGGGCATGACTGCTGGGCCAAGCGTTCCGCAGTAATCAATGCGCAGCAGGGTACTCCACCAACCGTAGCAGAGGAGTTTCTAAGCCATGGAATTTTTCTCAAGCAAGCTGTTATTGATCGCATTGCTGGCGCAGCTCATCTGCGTAGCTATCTCGCTCCACGGGGAGAACACAAAAAACCTCGGTTCTATATCTTTAAAACTTGCCCTATCTCTTATGACACTCTTAGCCGTATGGTGCACGATCCTAACCGTGTCGAGGACGTATTGAAGCAAGACGCGGTGGAAGGTGATCCTACTACCGGCGACGATGCTTATGACATGATACGTTACGGACTAATGAGCAGGCCATTGCTCACCGACAAGCTAGCTCCCAAGCATCCGTTGGGGACTGTTGCTTGGTACAACGAGCAAGCAGACAACATTTGGGAGAAAGAACGCGAAAAACTTCAGGAAAACGATGGAAAATGGCCTGAATTAGGTGATTTCGGTATCCTTTAAGCAGCATTCCCACGTTCTTCATGATCCCTTTTCTCAAAAATCAAAAAGAAGCAGGCGTTAGCCAACCAATAGAAACCATTACACGCGAATCAGACGAGGGTGAAAGCACCGATAATCTTGAGTTTGCTATGGAAGACCTAAGCAATGCTCTCAAGTCTGGTGATCACAAAGCAGCGGCGGAAGCCTTTAGAGCTGCATTCGACCTTTTAGAAAAACAACCACATTCAGAAGATGGAGAAGCTTAATGTTTACACGCAAAGCTAAGAAAATGGGGCATGGTGGTGAAGTCGGTCACACACCAGATTTTTCTAATGGGATTCATAAAGAAAATACGGACGAAGGAGACAAAGATCGTAAGCGTGGCATAAGCAGGATGGGCGCAATAGTTCGCGAAAATGATCCTGCCTATAATTTTTTAGCAAAGACAATTCCCAAATCTAACATCAAAGATCGAGCAGCCATGCCTAAAGGATATCCCGATCACTTCGACGATGGCGGCGAGGTAGAAGAAGGCAGCATAGCTCCCATGAGCCGCGTAACGGTAGGTGAGGACGGCATTAAGGTTATGCGCGATGGCGAGCGAGATTACACTGGCAATCCAGGCGAGCAAGAGCTTGGTGATTCAGACATGAGCCTTTTCCAGCGTAATACTAACGCCATTACTCGTAACTTAGAGCGTGAGCAGGATGCAGACACCGAAGCCGCGGCTAGACCTCCTCTTCCAAAGTACGGGGAAAGAGCCGAGGAAGACTTACCTTCTTCCGTTAAAATGGCTCATGGCGGTGATGTTGTTTCCAAAGTCATGGGCAAGAGAATGGCAGCAGGTGGCAAGGTCGAGCCTATGCCTACACCAACTCCTGAACCAACTCCCGATCCAACAAGGGAGCGCATTCAGAAAAACTTAGATATGACTTACTCTCCAGAGCAGATCCAGCAAGCGATCAAATACCTAGACGCTAAGAAGATGAGTCGTGGCGGCATGGTAGCCAATGAAGACGAGCCTATCGCTGACTCTGAATCAGCTGACTTTGACGTTCTGAATAAAGAAGATGACCTAGACTTCAGCTACACGGGAAAGAACTCGGGCGACGAAGAAGGCGATGTCATCTCCAAAATCATGAAAAGACGCGCAAGATAATGGATCTTCCTAACGTCAAGGAACTGGAACGCCTTCTAAAGATGTGTCGCAAGCAGGGCATAGTCGAATGCTCATTACTCGGCATGGCGTTTAAGTTTGGCGATCTTCCAAGAGACGATGGAACGGTTGCGGAAGACGCCGCACCAACCGAACTCACTGACGAGCAAGCCATGTATTACTCATCTATGCCCGGAGCTAACGAGCAATGAAGATTTCCAAGGCTAAGCCGCAAGTAAGCAAAATTGTTATGAAGACCAAGCCGAAGACCGACCTTTCTGGACG